ATGTTTGATAAGTTTAGACAACTTGCAGACGAACAAACAGGTATACCTAGTTATTCACACGGACAAACAGGTGTTCAAAGTATGACAAGGACTGCTTCAGGCATGTCTATGTTACTTGGAGCATCAAGTTTAAATATTAAAACAGTCATTAAAAATCTTGATGACTTTTTATTAAAACCACTTGGAGAATCTTATTTCCAGTGGAACATGCAATTTTTAGAAGGTGAGTTGGATGTTAAAGGTGATTTAGAAGTTAAAGCTACTGGAACAAATAGCTTGATGCAAAAAGAAGTACGTAGTCAAAGACTGACTATGTTCTTACAAACTGCACAAAGTCCTGCTATTGCTCCATTTGTTAAAATTTCTAAACTCGTAAGTGAACTTGCCTACAGCTTAGATTTAGACCCTGATGAAATACTCAATGACCCTGAAGAAGCTGCTATCATGGCACAAATAATAGGAATGCAAAATGCTGGACAAACAACTGGCGATGAGACTCAAGCCCTTAATAACGAACAGGGAGCTATGGGAAACCTTCAAGGAACACCTGAACAACCTCAAGAACTTGGAGCTACAGGCACTGGTGGTGGCAACATCGGAATCGGAAATGTTCCGGCTGCAGGGGAAAGTGAATTCTCTGGTACGCCTAGAGCAGTTGGACCTACAGGTTAAAGAGGCAATTAACAGAAAAGAGGAGAAATAATATGTTAAGTTTATTAGATACAATATTAAAAATAGTTGGAGTAGTTCCATGGATAGTTTCAATCTGTTCATTAATTGCTTCATTAACACCTACTCCTGCTGACGATAAGTTAGTTGGTAAAGCTTACAAAATTATTGATTGGTTTGCTTTAAATATTGGAAAAGCAAAGGAGAAATAAATGTTATTAGAAGATGATAACAAAGTAAGAATTAAATACAAAGATGGAGCTGAAGTAAAACTTCCTAATAAAGGATTAGAAGCTCTAAAAAAAGAAGCACCTGAAGTAGTAGCTAGAATGGGTTATGAAGAAGGTGGCTCCATAGATAAACAGATGGTAATGGTTATGGAAAAACCTATGGAATCTGACGAAGTTATGGAAGATAATTACATGGAATTTATATTAGGTGAAGCATTAAGTGAAGAAGAAGAAGATATGCTTACATCTAAACTAGAACAAGATGAGCAACTAGCTATGCTATTTGATAAAGTTGTAGACGTTGCTCAAGAATTTGCTGGGTCTGGTCCTGTTGAAGGTCCGGGTTCGGGAGTCTCTGACAGTATACCTGCTAGGTTATCTGACGGAGAATTTGTCTTTACTGCAAAAGCTGTAGAAGAAATCGGAGCTGACAAATTAATGTCAATGATGAAAGATGCTGAAGCTAGTGCAGATGAAAGACAACAAGCTCAATACGGTGGACTTGTAATGGATGACCAACCTGAAAAGATTGTTCAAACAGAAACTCGTATTATGAAACCTTCAGATAGTTCTTCTCCTGCTTTAGGGTTGGCAGAAGATAATCTGATACAGGAAGAAGTAACACGAAATATGTTAGACCCTAGAGTCCCACACGTAAGAAGCTAAAATAGGAGGTAGGGCTACCTTATGTCATAAGCACCCTATCATTTTAATAACCGAAAGGCTACCTTTAAAAAATAAAAGCCCTGCACAGTCGACATACGCAGCTACCTTTTAAACGAAGCCCTGAGTAGGAGAAAAGAATATGACTACTAAAGTACAAGAGGAAAATGCCAATCCTTACAATCAAAATAAATCATGGCATAAAGATATAGAAGATAAGCAATTTGAAAGTTCTCAAGGAATGTTTTTTAAAGAACAACCTAAAGAACCTACAGATACAAACGTAGAGCAAACTGTAGAAAAGGAAGCAGTTGAGGAAAGTCCTAAAGACCAACCTTACAAAAAACCAGACTACAAAAAACGATACGATGACTTAAAAAAACATTATGATTCTAAACTTAATGAGTTTAAATCTAGAGAACAAGAGTTAATAGACGAAGCTACTAAAAATAGAACTGAGTATAAAGCTCCTAAATCTCCAGAAGAACTAGAAGAGTTTAAAAATAATTATCCTGATGTTTACGAAGTTGTAGAAACTGTATCTCATCTTCAAGCTTCAGAGAAATCTAAAGTTTTAGAAGAAAGATTAGAAGCTTTACAACAACGTGAAAAAGAGCTTATTAGAAAAGATGCTGAAAAGCGATTGATGGAAAAACATCCTGATTTTGAAGATATTAAAAACAGTGATGATTTTCATGATTGGGCAAAGTCTCAGCCAAACTCAATTCAAGATTGGGTTTATAAAAATACTGATGATGCTGACCTAGCTTCAAGAGCTTTAGATTTATTTAAAAAAGATATTGGATTGGATGTTGCACCGAAGAAGTCAAGTTCTAAAAAATCCAAACAATCTGCTGCTGATATGGTCTCAACTAAAACTACAAGTGTTGAGCCAAAGCAAGATAAAGTTTGGACTACTAAGGAGATTTCTGCCATGAGCATGGATGAGTTTGATAAATACGAAAGTGAAATCAGTCAAGCTATGTTTGAAGGCAGAGTTCAAAATTAAATAATATATTTTATTAGGAGAAAATAAAATGGCTTATAACCAATCAGACGAAAACTTTGCACAAAGTTCTGGTTCTAACTTTGCTAGTAACAATTTCCTACCTGAAATTTATTCTAAGAAGGTTTTAAACTTTTTTAGGAAAGCCTCTGTTGTCGAAGCAATTACAAACACAGACTACGCAGGTGAAATCTCAGGATANGGAGATACTGTTAAAATTATAAATGAACCAAAAATNACTGTATACCAATATGAAAGAGGAGCAGATGTTACTAAAACACCTTTAACAGATACTCAAAAAACTCTTATTGTAGATACAGCTAACGCTTTTAAATTCATCGTAGATGATATTGAAAGTCAAATGTCACATGTAAACTTTAAAGAAGTAGCTAGTTCATCTGCTGCTTATTCTTTAAGAAATGCATTTGATGAAGGTGTCCTTGCTACAATGTTTGCAGGATGCTCACAGGACTTAGGTTCTGACTTTGGTAACGCAGACCATATTATTGGTGCTGATGCTGCTGCTGGTACAGGCGGTGTAGGCGAAACATCTGCTTCTGTAGACCTATTAGGTTCAGACGGTGGCGGTGTTGATGCTTTAGACCTTATGGCTAGAATGGCTAGAAAACTAGATGACCAAGACATACCTGAAGAAGGTAGATGGTTTGTTGCACCTCCTTCATTTTATGAAGAGTTGTCACAATCTGGTTCTAAACTATTATCAGTAGACTTTAATGCTGGACAAGGTTCAATTAGAAATGGACTTGTTTCAACAGGTAAGTTAAGAGGATTCAATATGTATAAATCAAACAATATTGGAGCTACTTCTACTGCTACTGGTAAATGTTTAGCTGGACATATATCGTCAACTTCAACAGCTCAAACAATTACATCAACTGAAGTAATCAGAGACCCTGATTCATTTGGTGATATTGTAAGAGGTTTACATGTCTATGGAGCAAAAGTTCTTAGACCTGAATCTTTAGTATCAGCTTTCTACACAGTAGATTAATGATATTTTTGGGGGAGTCTTCGGACTCCTCCTCTTTATATAGAGGAAAATAAATGAAATACGGAAAAGATAAAAAGAAAAAAGGTTACATGAAAGGTGGTAAAGTAAGACAAGCTTACAACAAAGGTGGATATGCTTCTGTATATGATATGGAATCAGACTGTAAAGGTAAAGCCGGTTATAACACTATGAAAATAAAAGGCGAAAAATAGTGAAAGTTAAAGCACCTAAAGGATACCACTGGATGAAACAAGCTAAAGGTGGTTATAAATTAATGAAACACACAGGTAAGTTTGTAAAACATAAAGGTGCTAGTTTAGAAGCAAACTTTCCAATTCAAAAGGTTCACAAAAAATAATGGCTACAACATATTTAGATATAACAAATGAAGTACTAAGAGAACTCAACGAAGTTCCACTTACTACCTCTACTTTTGGAGCTGCTACAGGTATTCAAAAATTTGTAAAAGATTCAATTAATAAATCTTTGTTTGATATAGCTAACGAAGAACCACAACTGCCTTTCTTTTCAGCAGGAGTTAGTGGAGCTACTGACCCTTTCTACGGTAACGTAACAGTTCCTAGTGTAGCTGGACAAAGATGGTACTTATTAAAAGCTGATAGTTCTAATATTATTACAGACTATGCTTCTGTAGATTGGGATGATTTCTATGCCACAACAATTAATGTAAGTGGTGAATCAGCTCCTCACGTCTCTAAAGGTTTAAAATTTATTACACATGCAGACTGGAAAAGATATTATAGAGATAGTGAAAATGCAGATGATGCAAATACACAGGCATACGGAGAGCCTAAATTTGTAATTAAATCTCCAGACAACAGGAAGTTTGGCTTAAGTCCAATACCTGACAAAGTTTACAACATTCACTTTTATGCTTTTACAAAGCCTGTAGAGCTTGTAGCACATGGTGACACAATAGCATTACCAGACCAATATGCTAACATTATAACTGCTAAAGCAAGATACTATGTATGGCAGTTTAAAGAAAGTCCACAACAAGCAGCCTTTGCTTTAGAAGACTTTAAAAAGGGGATGAAGCACATGAAATCTAATCTCATGAATCCAGCCCCTAAATATATGACAGACGATAGAACCTACTTTTAAATTATATGGCACGTTCACAACCTTACACCGTTGCATGTAACGGAGGTTTAGTAAAATCAGTAAACTCTATTGACTTACTTAAAACTCCCGGAGTTGCAAAGACATTACAAAACTTTGAAGTAGCTACAGAAGGTGGCTATAGACGTATTAATGGTTATACAAAGTATAAAGTTGGCGAAGTAACAGCTACGCAACCTACAGGTGGAATTACAGCTATCTTAGGAACTTTTCCGTATGCAGATGGTGTAATAGCTTGTGCAGGAACTAATATTTATTTTAGTAACGATGGAGCTACATGGTTACTGATAAATAAACTATCCGCAACAAACGGAGACGATTACACAACCTTTACAGGTAAAACTGCTACAGCTAGAACAAATCAAGGGCAGTGTTCTTTTGTATTATTTGAAGGTGCTACTTTTGATTATGGTGAAGTAATTATTGCAGATGGAGCTAATCAGCTTTGGAGTTTCCGTATGGAAGGTACTGGTAATTTAAATACTAGAACTTTTTATACTAAAGAAATTGCAGTAGACGGAACAAATAGTGTAAAGTATGTAGCTATACACGACCATCATTTAATAGCTGCAGGAGTTCAAAATAATTTAAGTACTATATATTATAGTGTTTATAATGACCCTGATAACTTTACAGGAAGTGGAGCTGGTTCAGTAACTATATCAGACCAAGTTGTAGGTGTTAGAGGATTTAGGGAAGACTTAATAGTTTTTGCAGAAAATAGTATTCATAAACTTGTAAATATAAATGATAGTTCTAATATACGTATAGACCCTATCACAGAAAACGTAGGATGCTTAAGTGGTTATAGTATTCAAGAGATTGGCGGTGACTTAGTATTCTTAGCACCGGATGGTATCAGAACAGTTGCTGGTACAGCTAGGATTGGTGACGTAGAGTTAGGAACTGTATCAAAAGCTATACAGCCTTTGATAGTTAGTTTAGCTAGGACAATTGATGACTATACAATTAATAGTTTAGTTATTAGAGAAAAGTCACAATACAGATTATTTTATACAAATAATGGACAGCCTAATATAGGACAAAAAGGTATTATAGGAACATTAAGACCAAATGGTTTTGAATGGTCAGAAACATTAGGTTTAGAAGTAACTTCAATAAATTCAAACTTTGATAACGAAGGTATTGAAGTTTATTATCATGGTGATACAAACGGCTATGTTTATACTCATGATAGTGGAGATTCTTTTGATGGCTCTAATATAAATGCTATCTATCAAACTCCAGACTATGACTATGGAGATTTAGGAACTCTAAAAACTTTACACTATGTTAAAATGTCAATAGCTCCAGAAGGAGATATAACTCCAACACTAAGAATTAGATACGATTACGATAGTACGAGTATTCCACAACCACCAGATTATAACTTAACTGTAGATGCACCTTCATTGTTTGGTTCAGCTACATTTGGTTCTTCAGTCTTTGGAGCTGGAGAACAACCTTTAGTTAGGGTAGCACTTCAAGGTAGTGGACATAGTAACTCTTTTAGAATTTCAACAAACGATAAAAAGACACCATATATTGTAAATGGTTTTTATATAGATTTTATACCATCAGGAAGGAGATAATAGATGGCAAGTTATACCAGACAAAGTACATTCTCAGATGGCGATTTAATAACCGCTGCATTATTTAATGACGAATATAATCAATTAGTTTCTGCTTTTGATAACGCTACTGGACATAAACATGATGGAACAGTAGGCGAAGGACCAGTTATTAGTGTACTTGGTGATGCAGGAT